AAGTGCTCTTTTTCTGGTCTCACAGAATCCTCATCATTCTCAAAGCAAGCTTCAGACAATAATTTCTCAATGCGAGGAATTGAAAAACTACAGGGATACACTCAAATAATCAAAAAGTGGAAAATTACTAACTGGTCTTATGAATCACTCCTTACAAACAACGAATCCGTATTCACATACCTTGACCCGCCCTACGACATTGGAAGCAACCTTTATGGACGGAAAGGGAGTATGCATAACGGATTCGACCACGATAGTTTTGCTAGGGACTGTAGCAGCTTTACTGGTGCTCAACTCGTTTCTTATAACTCGTCTAACCTCATTCGTGAGAGGTTCCAAGGATGGCAAACAGCAGAGTTCGACCTGACGTACACCATGCGTTCTGTGGGCGAATACATGCGTGAACAGAAAGAACGTAAAGAACTTTTGTTATTGAACTATGAAGAAAGTTTGGGAAATCTGGAAGTATTCAATAGGGAGCTTCAGCGATGACAAGACAGCACCATACGATAATTATGTTGCTGGCATACGCACCATTATATTTGTTAGTTACATGGTCACTAACGCTTTTATTGTATCTGGAGTCGTGAGGCATTGGAATAATGGAACTGAAAGACTGGTTGAATTCAATCAACTTCACCAAACAAGATCTGAGTGAAGATATTAGCACTTACCCTCCATATATCGTTAATCGTTGTCTGTCTGGGCACGTTGATTGTGTCCTTTTTGCTAATGAAATGAATAAGTATAACTTTCTTGATAAAGATATGCAATATTCTTTCTATCTAAATACTTTGAGGAAAAAGAAGAGATTTTCTCCCTGGCTCCGTAAGGATAAAGTCACGGATCTCGAAAGTGTCAAAAAATACTATGGTTATAGTAATGAAAAGGCATGTCAAGCTCTGAAAATCCTGACTACAGAACAGATTAACTTTATTAAAAAACGACTTGACGTTGGAGGCACAAGATGAGTAATACGGTGGAACCTCAGTATCACTGGACTCAGGAACAGATGATTGAGGTGTTTCTCAATGAACCTGATGATTTTCTGAAAGTCAGAGAGACACTTACACGTATTGGAGTAGCGAGTAGAAAAGAGAAAAAACTCTATCAGTCTTGCCACATTCTGCATAAGCAGGGTAAGTATTATATTGTTCACTTTAAGGAGTTGTTTGCGCTGGACGGAAAACACGCAAATCTCTCTATCAACGATGTTCAACGTCGCAACCGTATTGTACGTTTGTTGTCGGACTGGGGTCTCATCTCTATCGCTAATGAAGACACCGTTCTTGACATTGCACCCTTGAACCAGATCAAAGTCTTATCTTACAAAGACAAAGGTGATTGGATCCTTGAACAGAAATACAATATTGGTAAGAAGGGAAAAGAAAATGCCCAAGCGCAGTAAGGAATATCCAAAACCAACATTTAGTTTTGGCGATGATGGCGTACCGACTATTCACATTGGGCAGACAATTCAACTATTGACTGAAGATGGAAAAGACTGGTATGCCAGTATGATTCGTAAAAACCTCACTGGCGTGGAGGGCAATAAGTTCAGAATGGTATTTGAATTCGAGGATACCGTATATTAAAGTAGGGGGATCCGCATCCCCCTTTTTTGTGTTTGTTGTATAATTAGTAAAGGATGCCGTAAGGGTCCTCACAACACACTCTCGCTTAAATAAGGAGAAGTCAAATGACTAACTTAATGAAGTTTAATGCTGCCGATTTGGATCAGTTG